GCCCCCGATCTCGACCCGAAAGGCAAGACAGCGGACGCGATCCGAAAGGAAGCCGTCTCGAAGAAGCTCGGTGACGAAGCCGTAAAGGGCAAGGATCAGGCGTACTTCAACGCCGCCTTCGACATGCTTGCAGTCGGTGACGACGACCCGGTTGCCGCCGCGCTGCGCTCCGGCCCGACCAAGATCGGTGACGCCGTGAAGAAAGCCAACGACGACTACGACGCTTACCTCCGAGATGCTTGGAAGCGTCCCGCATCTCAGGCCGCCAACTAAGGAGCCCCGCACATGCCTGCAGTTCAATCCACTTACAACGCTCGGCTGGCGGTCGGCTACGCCGGGCAGGTTGCCGATCTCGCTCTCCGTGATCAGCTTTCTCGCGAGGTTGAGACCTCTGGCGGCATCGGTTTCGGCCTTGCCGTCATTCGCGGCACCAACGACCACGGGTGCAAGCTCGGCGCCGATGGTGATTTCCTTGGTCTGACGATCCGGGACATCACGCTGGACTCGACGCGCAACGACAAGTTCGCTCAGTACGATACCGCTGGCATTCTGATTAAGGGTGCCATGTGGGTCAACGCGGTCAAAGCCTGCGTCCCGGGCGATCCTGTCTATCGTCTGTCGGACGGCAGGCTGACGAATGTGCTCGGCGCACGCACCGCTTCAGCTGTCGCTGCTGGAGGTAACACCGGCCAAGGCGCGATGGGCGCGATCACCGTATCGGGCGCGATTGCAGACGGCGTTTATACGTTGAAGATCACGGCCGCATCGACAGGTGCGGGCAGTTTTGTGATCACTGACGCCACGGGCGACATTATCGGTCCGGTCGGAACGGTCGGCACTCCCTACTCGTTCGGAGGTCTTGCCTTCACGCTTGCTGACGGCACGCCTGATTTTGCGGTTGGCGACAGCTTCACGATCACGGTTTCCGGTGGTGGCGCGCTGATCCCGAATGCTCGTTGGGAAACCACGGCTTCGACAGATGGCGACATCGCAAAAATCCGCCTGCTCTAATCCAGAAAGGATCAACACACCATGTTGCAATTCAATGATCAGGCGGCACTGAGCTTCGTGCTGTCCCAGGTCTCTCACATCGAACCTGCGGTGTGGGCGACCCGATATCCGGATATCACCTATCCGACCCTGCTTCCCATCGACACCTCGGCTCCGGCCTGGATCAAGTCGGTCACGTATTTCTCGACCGATGCAGTTGGTTCGGCGGCATGGCTTAACGGCCGCTCGGGTGACTTCCCGACCGTCGATGTCAGCCGTGCGAAGTACGAGACCGAAGTCCACATGGCCGGCATCGGCTACGAGTGGGACATGGAGGAAATCGCCCAGGCTCAGATGCTCGGCATCAACCTGACGGCAGACAAGGCCACGGCAGCCCGTCGCAAGTACGAAGAACTCGTCGAGGACGTGGCCTTCGTTGGCGACTCGAAGAAGAACTTCGAGGGCTTGCTCAATCACTCGGCCGTCACGGCAACGGGCGTTCCGAATGGCGCCGCTCGTTCGGGCTACACGCCTGCGCCTGAGTGGTCCACCAAGAGCCCGGACGATATCCTTCTGGATATCAACACGGCACTCTCGGGCGTCTACGCGACCACGAACACGGTTGCGATGGCGGACACGCTGTTGCTGCCGGTCGATGAATACCTCGACATCGGCACGCGCCGTCTGAATGACCTCAGCCAGACGACCATCATGCAGTGGGTGAAGCAGAACAACGCTTACACCATGCTGACGGGCCAGCCGCTTGACATCCGTGCAGTGCGCCAGCTCTCGCGAGCAGGGTCGGGTGGCTCGGATCGCATGATCGTCTACCGCAAGAGCCCTGAAGTGGTGAAGATGCACATTCCGATGCGTCTTAACTTCCTCCCGCCGCAGGGTCCGCACGGCATGAAGTTCCGGGTGCCTGGCATCTTCCGCCTTGGCGGCGTTGACGTTCGTCTGCCGAAGGAAATTCGGTACTACGACGCCCTCGGAAACAACTCGTAATGGCGAAGATCACCAATACCGGTAGAGCCCCGCGAGGTCTGCCGCTGATCAATCGCAAGAGCATCGAGATCGCATCAGGGGAGACGAAAGACTTCCCCGATGCAGACTGGGCAGCCATTTCAGGTCGGAAGGATGTCAACGCTCTTGTAGCGTCTGGCGTTCTCAAGGTCGAAGGCGTTGCGGCTCAGGTCGCGAAGCAGCCCGAACCTTCGACGCAGGAAGTCCCAGCGGCTTCTGACGCACCGGCTCCGAAAGCCCCTAAGGCCAAGAAAGGCTAGACAATGAGCGTCATCGTTCCGACAGCAACGACATTCAAAGCAAGACACCCTCGCTTTGCATCCGTCTCTGACGATACGGTGACGCTCTACCTCGCAGACGCATTCACCTATGTGAACGATTGCTGGAATGAAACCGACGCGACGAACGCGGTGATGTACCTTGCAGCCCACAAGATGATCATGGAAGGGGCTCTGGCTCCGACCAAGGTCGCTCTGGGTGTGGGCAATCAAATCTCGCGTGTGAAGGCCGGAGAAGTCGAGACAGAATTTGCCACTGGTGCCAAGCCTGACGGCATCAGCGGTAAGCTCTGGGCGACCTATGGCGGGACGTTCTATGGGCAGCAGTATCTTGATCTTGCCGCGAGGAACGGCGGGCAGTCAGATGCGGCGGTGCTTGTCGTATGAACGAGATTTTCGGCACCGACATTGCCCAGATCGTCAATGACACGTTCGCCGGCAACCTGCACGCCTTAACTCTTCACAAGATCACGAACGCCTTTGACGACTATGGCGCTCCGGTATCGACCGAGGTTGACCATGACGGCGAGGGCGTCCGGTCGATGTGGAAGTCATCGATCGTTCTGAACCGAGGCTATCCAGCCAATACGGTCAAGATCATAGTTCTGCAAAACGGGATCGTTGCCCCATCGAAGGATGATGAAATCACCATTCTATCGGAGCGGTACCGGATCATCGACATTGAGCAAGATCCGGTAAACGCCACATGGTCGCTGGCAGCGGTTGAATCGGACTAGGAAAGAACCACCATGACGGTACACAAGATAACGATTTTTGAGCTTAGCAGCGGCGGCCGAGACGGCGAGAAAACGCCAACACGATATTTCGGGCCATGCGACATGGCTGATGCCTGCGTGCGGTTCTCCGAGCGCGTTATGGACCTCGACGGCGACCCGAAAGTGGGCGGTGCGTGGGTTCATTTAAAGCGCCTTCCGGACAGCATCTATCCCGAGGGCCAAACGCTCGTCGCTTGGACAAAAGTAAGCAACGAGCGTCCGACAAGCGAAGGCATGTTGTCGCCGGAAGCCATCTTTTAGAAATGGCCCCGAAGTTCTCGAACGTCCACAACTTGACGATCAAGATCAACGCCATCGGGAAGGATACAGGCGCTGAGGTGATGAAGGCCCTGCAGCAAGGCGGTCTTGCAATCGAGAACACCGCGTCTGAAGGCATCATCAACCCGCCGAAAACGGGCAGGATTTACCCGTCGAAGTATCGCAAGGGCGCCATGCACCAAGCATCGGCACCGGGAGAGTTCCCGGCGGCAGATAGCGGGCGCTTGCATCAGTCATTGACGACCGTCCCGGTTGAGAACGGCCCGACACGCTTCGTCGTCCAAACTGGTGCCAACACGCCTTACGCGACCCACTTGGAGCTCGGCACGGCCAAAATCGCGCCGAGACCGTTCATGGGACCGGCTTTCGACGAGAACTTAGAGAAGAATAAGACCCGCATCCGCAACGCCGTCGCTCGTGCAGCCCGGAGCAAATGACAATGGCTCTGTTTCGCTTCGACAAGGACTTCAAATGGTGGGGCGTTGCTCCGAACCGGAAGTGCAGGATTTGCAAGGCGCTGTCGCTCTGGATGTTCAAGGCCGGAGAAAGAGTTCTCGACATCCCGGACGAAGCCGCGCGGGATGCTGAGGCGGCAGGCGTCGGCAAGCGCGTCAACTATGAGGCGATGCAACAGTGACCGTTGACGCTGGCCTCGATCTGTTCAAGGCCGTTCGTTCGGTCCTTGTGGCGGATACCTATATCGCGTCTCAGGTCGGATCAGGATCAGCGGCGCGCATCTATTCCTCTTGGGGAAACCAGACTGTCACGGCGCCCTTCATTCGCTTTTGGCTTGGGACGACGGCACCCTTCGAGATGGACGGCGCCGGCGAAGGCTCGGAAACTGATTTCAGCGTTTACGTCTTCACGTCGGAACCGGCGCAGACTCTCTGCCGAACCATTGCAGCCAAGGTGAAAGACCTCCTGCACAATCAGGACCCGGCACTTGATGGCTCGTACTGCGTATCGTTTCTGCACAAGAACACGATCATGAGCCGGGACGATGAAGACCCAAATTTGCAGATGGCCGTTGTCCGGTTCACGGCTCTGACGACGACGAAGTAAACTCCCGCAACGTAACCTCAAGGAGGTGCCCGCTATGGGCCTTCAAACTACGCTTAAAGCAGGCGTGGAATACACGCTCAATGGTGCGCTCGACTTCGGTAGCGCCGTCGCAAAATATGCTGGTCCGACTGATGTGACGCTCGGCTCCGGCACCACGGCGCAGAACGCCGACCTTCTGCACATCGACCGCATCACTATTGCAGCCTCGGGAAACGCGACCAAAGACCTCGCTGGCTCTCTGCTTGATCCGCTCGGCAACGCCTGCGTCTTCGCCAAAGTTAAGGCGATCATCGTCAAGGCATCAGCGGCCAATACGAATAACGTGGTGGTAGGTGCCGGCACAAATCCTTTCAACGGACCTCTCGGCGGTACAACTCCGACTGTCTCTGTTCCGCCTGGCGGGCAGTTTCTCGTCTCGGCTCCGAAAGACGGCTGGCCCGTCACGGCAGACACAGCGGACATTCTCAAGTTTGCAAATTCCAATTCAGGTTCGGGCGTTGATTTCGACCTGATCATCATCGGCACATCGGCCTAGTTCCTAGCAACAACTCGAACCCATAGGAGGCTTGGCCAATGGCTCAGGCTCAGACGACCACATTCGCAAAACTGAAGATCCTCATCGGTGATGGTGCCGACCCGGAAGTCTTCTCTCTGATCTGCGGTCTAACCACAAAGGGCGTTGACTTTTCGACGAGCACGCAGACCTCGGAAGTTCCCGACTGTTCGGACGAAGACCTTCCGTCATGGCAGGAAATCGCCATCACGTCGGTTGGCGCGACGATCACGGGTTCAGGTATGTGGTCGGTTCAGTCTCACGGGACGATGGTCAATTGGATTTTGGACGGCGAAGTCAAAAACGTGCAAGTCCGTTGGGATGACGCGGCTGCCGGCGATCCTCTTTATATGCAGGGTCCGTGCGTCTGCACGGCGCTCGGCAATTCGGTCCAGAAGGGCCAGAAGGTGAACCAGAACATCTCACTGGCGTTCACATCGAAGCCCGCCGTAACGAACGCATAACACCATGAACCATCAAGCGGAAGCGGTGATTGACTTTGGTGACGGTGAGTACCTGTTCAGGCTCACCGTCAAGCAGATCATCGAACTGGAAGAAAAGTGCGGCGCCGCGTTCGCCGTCATTCAGGCGCGCTTATGGAACGGGCTCTGGACCGCGAATGATGTGGTTGAAACGATCCGTCTCGGGTTGATCGGCGGGGGTGCCGATCCGGTCAAAGCGAAACAACTCACAGATCGTTACGCATTACCCTTCCAATACAGCTATCCCGTGGCCCGTGCCGTGGCAGGTGCCGTGATGTGGGGGTTTGAGAAATCCCCATTGGGAAAAGATCAGGCGGCACCGACGACGAACCAGAGCGCATCGATGCCGCCAAACTTGTCGGAACAGCCTGCGTCCTCGGAATCAAAGGGGATGAGCTTGGACGAATTTCGCTTTGGGAACTGGCTGCAATGATCGAGGGGCATAACCAGTCGAACATGCCGCCAGAACAGGCCGAACTCGCAGACCTGCCCGAATGGTCGGACGACGACTTTAACAGGTATTTCCCGAATGGCTGACGTCGAAAAGCTGACCGTCACGCTTGAGGCGAACGTCGCGAACTATAACGCGGACCTCGCCAAAGCAGCACAGACGACGGCTCAGCAGACGAAGGCTATGGAGAATAGCTTCGCTAGGCTTGGGACGTTCGGCCAGAGAACGCCGCAGAACTTCGACAAGATCGCAGCGGGCATGTCCAGCGTTGGCAAGGCCGCGCTGCATTCTCATGTTGAGCAGGAGCTTCTAAACACCAGCCTGAGTAAGGCTGAGATTGCCGCAGGCGGCGTCACGCACGCGATTGGTGCCATGTCCACGCAAGGCATGGCCGCCTTCCATGCGTTACGTGGCGGTGCAGAACAGCTACTCGCAGGGCAAGACCCGTTCCGCGTCCTAGCGCTCGAACTCAATAACCTCACCTATGCGGCCAGCGGTGCTGGCGGTCTCAAGACGGCATTCGGAGAAGCAATCGGCATCTTCCGTGGCCTGCTGAACCCTGTCGTCGCGCTAACTGGCGGCATTGTTGGTCTTGGACTTGCGGCCATAGGATTGCAAGCAAGATGGGCCTCCGCGCAAGAGAAGATCAACCTCGCCCTCACCGGCGTCGGAAAGTCTGCCGGGATAACTGCCGGGCAGGTCAATCAGATTGCCGACGCCGTTTCTAAATCCGGTGAAGTTTCTCGCAGCGAAGCCTCTGACATTGCGACGGCCATTGCTTCAACAGGCCGGGCATCAGCCGATGCCACTGAGCAGGCGACGGCGCTCGCCAAATCATACTCTCTCGTCTTCAATAAAGACCTGGACAAGTCGGCAATGGACTTGGCGAATGCCATTGCCAATCCCGGAGCCGCAATTGACGCTCTGAATGCCCGCCTTGGGGTTTGGAGCGCCAAGCAGATCGAGATGGTCAAAAATCTCGATGCTTCCGGCCAGCGCCAGAAGGCGGCAAAGATCCTCATCGATGGTCTCAAGGACTCCATTGGTGAAGCGGCGGAAAAAACCGATTTCTGGTCGCGATCATGGGATAAAGTCTCAACGTCGATTTCGAACTTCTTCACGGCAACCGGGAAAGGAATCGACAAGGCGATTGGCAACCAGTCGCCGGAAGATGCTCTTGTTGATCGTTTGGCCGATGCGAAGGATAGGTTAGAGGGCCTGAGGTCCGGGCATTTCAACCTTTTGGGCGGGGTGTCGTTTGGCGACCCGGCCGAGATCAAGAAAACGTCGGATGAGGTGAAGGATCTTGAGGCGCAACTAAACGCGCTTCGCAAGACTTCCGAAGACACACGAGACGCGGCAGACGTCTCCAACCTCGTCAAGAACATTGATCCGACGATTCAGAAGCTCAATGATCTGCAAACGACAATCGACAAGATCAAAAGCGTTCCGACCGATAAGCTTGACGCCGCCTCTCAGGCCGTGGTCAAGAACGTCTTATCCTCGCTTCAATCGCAGCACGATCTTCTCGCAAAAGACATTTCGCTCAGTCAGCAGAAGTACGGCGTCACGCTGGCGCAAGCGTCGGCCGAGGAACGCGCCGCGAAGATCGAGATTGACGGGATTAAGGCCAGAACCCCGGCGCAGAAAGCAGACGTTGAGTATCTTCGAACCCGCAATGCACTTCTAGATCAAGGTAAGAATCCGAAAGAAGCCGAGAACGACGCACAGCTTGCTCGCACAAAGTCGCTGACCGAAGCGCAGTATCAGCTTTCCGAAGCGCAGCGGGATCGTATATTCCAATCGCAACAGAGCGTCGACCAAACGCAAGTCGAAAATTCGACTATCGGCCGGAGTGTTGACGTTGCTACAACACTGACGCAACGGTTCCAGCTCCTCGCCGCAGCACGCGCCGAAGCGCATAAAAACGGGACAGTCGTCTCGCCCGACGAAATCGCCGCGATGGATCGGGCGGCGGCTTCACTTGGCAAACTCGCTCAAGCCAATGCCGCCCTGAACGCCCAACACAACGCAAGGTTTGATATTGCCCAACTTGGGCGCGACCGACAGGAACAGAACGTCTTCGGAACTCTGGAATCGGACGGACTTCTGGACAACGGACAGATCGTTTCAGCCCAAGCTAAACAGACTGCGGAAATCCTGCGCACCAGAGAAGCTCTAGCCGATCTCGCAGATACGGAAAAAACCTTCGCATCGAACTTCCTGCACGATCTGATTGAAGGCAAATCCGCAGCGGCAGCCCTCGGGGACGCTTTGAACGCGGTCGCAAGTAAGCTTCTGGAATCCGGCATTGACAGCCTGATTGCGGGAGCAACTTCGAGCGGTGCGAATAAGAGCATCCTGTCTCTGTTCGGCTTCGCTGATGGCGGTGTCTTCGTTCCCGGCAAAGGACCGCAGAAGCTCAAAACCTTTGCAGGCGGTGGCATCTCGAACCAAGCCGCGATCTTCGGCGAAGCCGGACCAGAAGCAGCCATTCCTCTGAAAGGCGGGAAGGTGCCGGTTGATTTGAGGATGCCGAAAGTCGCTGCGGCTCCGATCTCCACCCCGAACGTCAACATCACCATCAACGCTCCGAACTCGACGAAAGAGTCGGTGGACGCGATGAACGCGAACACCATTCCGAAGATCCGCGAAATCGTGCGCTCGGAAATCCTGCAGACGGCTCACCGAAGTTCAGCATTCAAGAAGGCGATCCGGCAGTGAGCCTCACCTTCCCACGCGCATTTCCGAGCCTATGCGTCCCGGTTTCGGGCGTCACGAGCGTTCGACGATTTCAGGTTTCCTCTCAGGACGGAGATGGCGGCCTAAGTTCGATCGACATCGCTCCAGCAACAATCGAAAGCCAATACAACATCACGGCGCGCGGTCGAGATCAGGTCGCGACGTGGAAAAGTTGGTTCACATCCTTGCGCGGCGGCGCACGGTCTTTTCAGGCCGTGCCCATCAGAGACGGTAGGAAGCTCTACCGCTGGCCCTTGACTCGCCCAAGGGGATTTGACGGGCTGACCGTTTCTTCGTCTCAGTGGGGCGGCTCTGGCAATCTATCGGCCATCGGAACGAGCAAGGATACGGTCACGATCAACCAGATGCCGAATGGACTGGTTCTATCGGCCGGCGATTTCATCTCCTACGCCTTTGGCGGCGTAAACCGGCTGCACATGATCACCGAGGGCGGCACCGTCGCGACGAACTCCGTCACGGTCACGGTTGAGCCGACAATCCGGCAGGACGTGAACCTCGACAGCGCGATTTCGGTCGCGTTCGAATCTCCGTACTGCGATGCGATCATAGCGGGGGCAGTCTCGGAATCCGGCGACATGACTTCGACCGTGTTCTCCTTCACGGCCTATGCGAAGCTGAAATAGATGCTCTCCATCCCGTCCGAAGTTCAGACCCTCGCGGAAGCGGGGCGGCTGAAGTATGCCCTGATGTTCCGGATTGATCTTGACGATGGACCGCAAGGGCTCTGGAATTGGGACTATGACGTTACTGTCGATGGCTGCACCTATAAGGGCATCGGCGGGAATATCCAAACAGACGCGTTCTCAGGCTCGGCCGCGCTCGACGTGGACAACATCACGGCGCAAATCGTCGGGCTGTCCTCGGATGCACAATCGCTGATCGATAACGAGAACTGGCACCAACGGCCGTGTTCCGTGTTCATGGCGTTCCTCGATGACGCCGACGCCATCATTCACACGATGGTCCGCTATTCCGGGTTTCTGGATAGCTGCCCATTTGTAGACAACACCGACGAAGGCAGCGGCCTCGCCGGGACTTCGACACTCAAAGCAACAATTGAAAATTCAAACCGCGCTCTTGACCTCGCAACGGGTCGGGTTCGGTCGGATGCAGATCAAAGATCGGTCGGGGGCTCTACCGATGGTTTCGGAAAATACATCACCGCTGCCAACTCTCAGGCGGGAGAAATCACCTGGGGTCGAAAGGGTCCTCACAGCCCCGTGCGTTAGGCTGAACCGAGTGGAAGGCTGGCCGGCCATTCTCCGTAAGGCCATCGCGCATCACATGGCTATTCCATTCGAGTGGGGCGTCTCCGACTGCTGCTTCTGGGCGGATATTGTTCGGGATTTGACCGGATGGGACCCGATTGCAGACGGACGTGGCTATGACAGTGCCATGGGAGCACGTCATACGGTACGCGAAGCCGGATATAGCTCCATGAAAGAGGCGGTTGAGGATCGGTTCCGTGAGATCCCGGTCGCTCATGCGATCCGTGGCGATCTCGTTTTCCCGGCTGATGACCTCGGGCCGATGGCCTCGCCGTTCATTCTCGACGGGGCAAACGCCTTCTCCAAATCGATGGCCGGGCCTCTGGTTCTGAGCCGCGATCTCTGCGTGAGGGCGTTCGCGTACTGACATGGCAGCTATTGCGGGAGCCATAGCCGGTGTCATCGGAATCGGTGGCGCGGTTGGGACGGCTGTTGTCGAAATCGGGCTCGCTGTTGGCCTGTCCTTTGCGGCAAAGGCGATTTCCCCGAAGCCGAAGACGGGTTCAACCCGTGGGCAGTCGCTCAACCTTCAGATCGCGACGAACCCTTATCGCAAGGTGCCTATTGGTACGGTCGGCACAGCCGGAGACCTGACCTACTGGCAGCTATCTGGTTCCAATAACGACACCCTGCAGATGGTTGTCGCGCTCGGGGATGTCGTCTGCGACAGCCTCGACACAACATCAATCTTTGTCGATAGCAAAAAGCAGACCATTGACGGCTCGGGGTATGTCTCGGGGTTCTCGAACAAGCTCAGGATCACGTTCCATAACGGCGATCCTAGCCAATCCGTCGACGGCGAAGTTTCATCCGCATCAGATGGGCGATGGACTTCTACAGAGGTTGGGAAATACGTCTGCTATGCCGTCATAACGGCAGACTACAGCGAAAAGGTTTTCCCGTCGGGGATTCCGCAGATCGTCTTCACGCTCAACGGCGCGAAGTTGTACGACTGGAGGAAGGATTCAACAAACGGCGGATCGGGCTCCCATAGATGGGCCGATCCTTCGACGTGGGAATTTTCGGATAATCCGATTGTCGCGCTCTACAGCGTCTTGCGCGGCATTGCGCCGGGCGGTGTGCCGTTAATCGGTATGCGCGTTCCGGCCGCCGCCCTGCGTCTATCGGACTTCACCGCCGCAGCGAATGCCTGCGATGAGACGGTTGCGTTAGCAGCGGGCGGCACGGAAAAGCGCTACCGGCTTTCGACGGTTCTCGACACGTCGATGACGAACCGGGACATAATCGAGACCATTCTCGCCTCATGCGCCGGCGAACTGATTGAAAGCTGCGGCATCTACCGGCCGATGGTGGGCGTTGCTCAGTCTTCCGTAGCCTCGATCACCGACGCCGATCTGATCGTTGCCCAGCCGTTCCAGTCGGATGCCAAGCGGCCCAGAACCGAACTCTACAACGCGGTTTACGGCTCCTACAGCGACCCGAACAACGGATATAACGAAGCGCCGCTGCCGAACCGGACGTCATCTGCCGACG